GCCTTAACAACATCTTCTGTAGTTGTTTCAACTACTGCATCAACCTCTGGAGCGACCTCTGACTTTTCTACTTCTACTGGTGCTTCTGTTTCAATAACTTCTGCAACTGTGTTTGTATCTTCTGTCATAGGACTTACCTCCTTGTTAATCTTAGAAGTATTAATGCCTTTAGCACTATCAACTAAGAATTTCATCATGTTTGTTTTCTCACTATCCGTTTTTTCAACGAACCCTATGTTTTCCATCTGCTCACCAGTAACTGGGCTAAGTTCTGATTCGTTTTCAGATGCTATAACTATTCCATTTGCCTTATCGTAAAAAACATTTTCCAAGACTGTTTCGTCAGCCTTAACAATATCGATTCCATCTACCTTTTCAACAGATACGATATTTGCAAACTGATTTGCTGGTGAGTCTACAAGGCTCAACTCGACCAAATCATATTCCTTAATAATTCTAATTTGTGTGTCTGACTTCTCGTCATAAGCGTCATCCCACTTATTCATTCTTCCGCCAATAGAAAAACCAGTTAGTGTTCCATCAAGAACCTTTTCCCATGTATCCTGTGCACCCTTTGAAACATATGCAGATACAAAAACGCCCTTATAAAACTTCTTTGATTCTGGATCAAAGTACTTGTCTTCTTTAAAGTTAACCATCTTACCAACTGCTAGAGGTTGGTGCATTTCACGAATGTTGCCACGGAACTTTGCAAATGCTTCCATTGATGCTTCAGCAGTAACGATGTCCATCTGCTTGTCTAGATTGTCTAGTGACGCAAATCCTGAAACAATGCGTCGTTCTTTATCGACCTTACTAAAAGGCATTGATAGGCGAACATTATCGCCGTCTGTATTCCAATTGGCTTTAGAGATAGTCATGGTTATTATATTATATACCCTTTTTTACTAATATATCACTATTCGGACATTTCGGTCACGTCATCAACCTTACGACCTTCGCCCTTTGGATTCCTTCCACTTACAGTGGCTGGACCATCAGACTGGTTGTTTGTTCTTTCGGTGTCCCGTTGTCTATCTGCATTATCGTTTGCTACCTGTTCATTCCCACCCTCAATCTGTGGAAGGCCAAGAAGTTCTCTACCCTCGTTTGGAAGCATAACCTGTGTCTTGACAAGTCTTTCGATAATCTGTGATTGAGCGATTTCGTCTGTAAGTGTAAGTTCGTTAAACTTAAACTCTAAGATATCTGTCTTTTCTTTCACAATCTTGTTGATCATTTTCTCAAGGTTTCTCTGGGCTGGTCTTGCAACCTGCTCCTTAAATGTACGGTCCTGAGATAGTGCTGCTGCAATGGCTGCTGAATCAGAGCCACCAATCTTAGAAAGAGGAACCTGATGTGCCACGAGAATGTCATCACGGTTTTGCTTTCTGTACTCCTTAAATGATGCTTCCTGAACTCCATTTTCAACTGGGTCCATCTTAAACTCTACCTTGTTTGTATCTGAGTCTCCAGGAAGTGGAATGTAAAGGGTTCTATGGTTCTGCCCCTTAAGTCCTGTCTGCAAGAATCTAAACATCTTGTCCTCCGCCTCAGCAGACAACTTTGCACCCTTCAGGGTTACAACATATCTTGGAGTTGCTTTGTTCTGGAAGTAGTCAATGTTATACTGAGATGCAAGTTGATCTCCGTGCAATGAACCAATTGCAGACATGATATCTGGAACACCATAAAAAGTATTTAGAGGAGAGTATTCCTTAAAGTGAATAATCTCATTTGGTCGTGGATCTGTTCCAAGTGGGTTTGGATTAGTTGCTCCAAAGTTTCTAAAGTAAACAACCTTGTTCCCAATAACCTGAACAAATCCATCACGAAGTCTACGAACACGCATTGTTGTTGATGGAATGTGTCCAACATATCCAATCTCTCCACGTGTTGTTCGTCCAATTTCAAGGTATCCATTACCTGTTGACTGTAAGTCAGTAAAAACTTTTTCCATTGTTGTTGTGAATGAGTCTTCATCGTTTAGTGACTCAAGCCAGTCTGTTAATTCAATCTTTGCTCTTTCAATTCTCTTTCGTGCATTCTCTGCAGTCTTTGGCTCTGATGCCTCCAACTTTAGCATGGTTCTCTTTGATACCTTAAACTCATAGCCAAGGCCAACAATGTTTTCTACCTTGGCATCAATGGCTGCGTGGTTAGCAAAAGATGTATCATAAAAACTTGCAAGTTCGTAAAGATTCCATGGTGGTGTAATTACATCGAATAAACCATACGCATTTCTGTATACTGTTCCAGAGTTAATTTCCTTAGATCTTGCTCCGTTGACTCCAACGCTTTCTGCTCTTGAACTATCAATGTATCCCTGAGTTACTTCTGTCTTAACAAGACGAGAAGTTCTTCTTTTAAAATTAGCATCTAGACCCTGTAGATCTTTTACTACATCCCAAGACTGGTTAAATGGATCTTGCTTTGCAAATGTGTCATCTGCTGGCAAAAGATCATCTGTCTTTGCTCTAACAATAAAATCTTTATCTTCACTCATTAGTCATCACTTCCATATTTAGCAATTGTGTCTTTTGCTGCTTGAACTGCACCAAGGTCATTAAGTGATGGGATTAATCCTTCTGAAAGTCTTTGCTTCTGCTCAGAGTATTCTTCTTCTGAAATTCTTGTAAGCCCTGGCACGAAGATACATTCTCCATCTCCTTCATCACCATAATAAATTGCTGCTTCACGGAGTTTTGCTATCTGGGTAATGTCACCCTTCATAGATTCGATGTTTAGAACTGATCCAGTTCCGTCAGTAAACCACTTACCACTTGCCTTTTTGTACACATACAAACCCCAATCGTAGTGCTTCTCGATAATTTTTGCACGAGACTCACCCACCTGCCCCTTCATTTTGGGCAATGACTTACGCTTTTTGTTTGGATTTTGCATGTTCATATACATAAGTATACCATATTAGATGGCATTAACGGTTAAAGTCTTAGTGCCGATGCCAGAATAGATCCGATACTCGTAATCTGTGGTTGACCTATAGTTAGCAATGGCAAGATATGATGGGCTATCAATGATAATCTTATTAGTTCCTGTATAACTCTTATAAATTGTTGACGGATCTACTCCGTAGTAGTTTGTAGAGGCAAGAACCAATACTCCCTCCCAAAGGAAGTCTTGTGTTAGCCAGTAGTCCCACTCGATATTTTCTGGAAGGATATATTTGACTCCAAACCACTTTCTATACTCTTTCTCTTGAACATCCTGTAGGTTGGTTGACTCATAGTAAGAGATTGTGTTAAATGTAAGGGGCCCATTAAGATTAATTACCCCAACCCTATTCCTAAAATCCAGAACCTTTGGGAATGAGATTCCAAGGAATCCCCATTCTTTTACTGTGATCACAGGCTCTTTAACAATCTTTCCGTTCCAGTAAAACTTAATATTATTTTCTAGTCTTCCAGTATTAGCATCAATGGCGTAGATCTTTGCTCTGTGACCAGCAGGGTGGATTGCAGATAGGTAGAACTTAATATGCCTATCCCTTGACTTTATTTCAAATACTTCTATTGATCCGTACGGGAACGCATCCTTGTCATATCTTACAGCCATTTGCATCGCCATAACCTTAAAGTTATCTGATTTTTCTTTATTGATAGAAACTGACAAACCTCTGTTTACTGTTGGGTCCATAGTTCCCTTTAGTTCAATACCGCTATATCTTGTAAGGTATAGGTATGGGGAAGTCCCCTTGTAAATTGTAAACGGGTTCTCAGTCTTATAGTCATAGTAGAATCCAGACTTCTTGTATGGGAAAAGTGAATGGCCAAACTTTGTTCCAACTGGATTTGGAGATGTATTATTAAAAGACTGAGAGCAATACTCAAGCGTTCTAAGTGCAACCTTATTTTTAAGAATGCCCTTAACATTGAACTCAAGGTGAGTGACTATTGCAAGGTCTAGGTTGCTTACATCTTTTGGAGTATAGATAACCATGTTGTCTACGACTTCATACTTAGTTGATCTCCAGTCTTCTCCTGGAACAACAAATGAGTCATTTGATGGCTTTTCAATATTGATAAAATTATCTGCAGAAAGGTTTGCCCCATTCTGGATATACTGAAATGTTATGTATGACTTTACTAAAGAGTTTGATGTGTCATATTTGTAGTTTCTATATGTTCTATCTCTTAGGTCTGTATAGTCCAAATACCCTGTAAAAAGTTGGTTGTCTAATGATGAATAATCTCTTTGAACTGGAACGTTATAGGCGTCAGACAATTCTTTGTAAGTCCAGGAACCAAACTGCTCCTCTTCTATAAATATAGATGGTGCTGGATAGTTGATATTAAATTGAATAAAATCTAGGTCATAATATGGCTTGTTCTTGTTATCAGATACGTACTGAGCAAAGTATGTGAGTGGAACATAATCTTCCCAATACCCTTGAATATCGATATCTAGGTAGTATGATCCAAAGTTTATTGTTGGAGATAGCGTGTAACTTGCAGTGTGAGACTGCAATGTATTTGCAGATGCCTCTGTTAACATTCCTGCGTCAACGATTGAGTCGAATTCTCCTGAGTTATTTCCAAAATAGTCCTCTGTTGAGTTGTACTCTACGTCTGGAGTTTGTAGGTATTCTACGAATACGCTATCATTTTCTATAACAATGCCCTTTTCATTAAAGAACTCGCTAACGTAGTTGTGATTTCTTGCAGTACAGAATCCAACCTTATAAATTTTGCCTGTAAAAGTTTCTGTTGAATTTGAACTTCCACCAATATAGAATCCTAGACTTCTAACATTTCCAAAGAATGATGCAACACTTCCTCCAAAGTAATGAGATAAAGTTTCAATATCAATACCGACTGAAAACATTTCTCCTATATCCATTGACGATAAGGTTATCAGAGTTTCTTCTACTCCATTATATTTTAGAGAATATGAAATTGATGTTCCAGTTGTTGAGATTTCAAAGTAGTTGTCTGATGTTCTAGACTCTGCCTTAAACAAGACTTGCTTTGTTGTTGGAGTGGATGTAAACTTAAATGATCCATAAAATGATTTTACTGTTTCTCGCAAGAAGTTAAGATTTTCAAAGTACATGTATGAACCTTGATTCTGACCAAATGAAAAGAATAGGTCTGTTTCGTTTTGCTGAGAGATTAGAGACCCATACAATGCCTCTATTACGTTGCCTTGAACTACAATTTCTGGCAACTTGTAGTCTGGAGTAGAAAGGAAGTTGCTGTCTGTCTTTAGGTTATCAGCAATTCCCTGTGACCAGTTTCCTATGTTTGGGTAAGAATAGTTATTTGCATAATCTGCAAATGGGTAGTCCACATAAATTGATGAACCACTATAGGCTTGGTTAATTGCTTCTGGGAACTCAACCCCTTGCCCATAAACAAATCTTTTCTTAGCAAGTATGATTGGAACCTGGTATGTATATAGGGCTACACAGTCAATCTCGATTGGAGATACATCTTCATATGCATAGAATCCAATCCAGTCTTGATTTCTACCGTCCGAGTTTAGGCTTTCTGGAAATGCTAACTCCTCAGTTAAATACTTTAGTGATATAACTTCTTCACCATTGATAAGCAAAGTAGAGTTATTTTCAGAAACTCTTAGGTGCATAAGCATTGGCCTGGTCCACTCACCAACGTAATACGAGCCAAAGTTTGAACCTATCTTTAGAATGAGGAACGGGCCATCAACATATATTCCATCATCTGATCCAAGTGGTCCAATTATTCTTTTCTTTGTTGTTGAGTCGGAATTAATTCTAACCCACGCCTCCAAAGTATATTCTTTGTATTGGCCATCGGCGCCTAGGAACCCAAGTCCTGGAATTATTAATGATGGCTTTGACTCAACGTCAACTACATTAATTTTTCCACTCATATTTGAATTATTTCTAGCAACATAATATAGTGTATCTGGTGCATCTTCTGGAACAATCCAAGTAATATCCCCTACATCAATAGCACCATTGTTTACTCCATCAGTATATTCTAACTCTTCATCATAGAGTCCAGGTCCAGTCTGAATAGCAAATACATATCCAGGAGTGTCTAGCCTAAAAGTATATGTGGCTCCACGAGTAACATTTATTATTGGATTTTCACCAAGATCTTCAAAGTAATAAGATTCTGAGTT